GGAAGTTACTTAGCAGAACTTCTACTTGAAAAAGGTTATGATGTGCATGGTCTTGTACGCCGGTCAAGTACAGGAAACAATACTGCAAACATCAACCATGTCAAAGATCAAATTACATTTCACTATAGCGATCTAACAGATGCGGCTAATCTTGAAAGTATTATTCTCAAAGTAAGACCAGATGAGGTTTATAACTTAGGCGCACAAAGTCACGTTAGCGTAAGTTATGATTGCCCAACATACACTGGCGATGTTAACGCTATTGGCGTACTCAAATTGCTTGAAGCAGTCAAACGATTGGCTAAAGAAAAGCAAGTCAAATTTTATCAAGCATCAACCAGTGAGTTGTATGGTAAGGTAAAAGAAACTCCACAAACAGAAAACACTCCATTCTATCCACGTTCACCTTATGCTGTTGCTAAGATGTATGGCTATTGGATCACAGTAAACTATCGTGAAAGTTTTAATCTATTCTCATGCAATGGTATTTTGTTTAATCACGAAAGCCCACGTAGAGGTCCTGAATTTGTTACACGTAAAATTGTACTAGGTATGATTCGTACTCATCTCGGTTTGCAAGATATTCTAGAACTAGGAAATCTAACAGCAAGGCGTGATTGGGGACATGCTAAAGATTACGTTCGTGCGATGTGGTTGATTCTTCAACAAGACAAACCAGATGACTATGCAATCTCTAGTGGTGAAGAGCATTCAGTAAAAGACTTCTGTAATGATGTTGCAACATATCTCGGATTTGAAATTGAATGGCGTGGCGAAGGTTTAGATGAAGTCGGCATCAATAAGTCTACTGGCAAGACTATTATCAAAGTGAATAAAGATTTCTATCGTCCGGCTGAAGTGCCTACTATCTTTGGTGATTGCACTAAAGCAAAAACTGTTTTGGGTTGGACACCAGAGTATACATTTAAAGACTTAGTGTTTGATATGTGCGAAAGTGAAATGAGGATTCAGAAAAATGGAAACCCCTAAAATATATGAAAGTCCAGATGGTGGTAAAACAGTTTATGCTAGAGACTTTGGTCAAGCACCAGCCTCTAGAGTTTTAATCAAGTCACCAGAGAAAAGAGTTGTTCTAGTGACAGGTGGATTTGATCCACTTCACTCAGGGCATCTTGCATACTTCAATTCGGCTAAAGCATTAGGCGACACACTTGTTGTAGGCATCAATTCTGATTCTTGGTTGAAAAGAAAAAAAGGACGCTCGTTCTATACTTGGGATGAACGTTTTCAGTTGATTAAGAATTTAGAGATGGTAGATTACGTTATAGAATTTAATGATGACGAAAATAATTCTATCAATGCAATCAAACAAGCAATTCAAACATTTCCTGGTGCAAAGATCATTTTTGCAAATGGCGGAGATAGAACAGCAGAAAACATTCCTGAAATGGGATTGCTTGACGATGAACAATACAAAGAAAACTTAGAATTTGTATTCTCTGTTGGTGGTGACAATAAGATGAATTCGTCTTCATGGATTCTTGAAGAGTGGAAAGCACCTAAGACTACCAGAGCATGGGGATACTATAGAGTATTGCATGAACAAGGTAAAGAAATCAAAGTTAAAGAATTGACTGTTGGTGCTAAAACTTGTTTGAGTATGCAACGACATAAAGATCGTGCTGAACATTGGTTTGTTGCTGAAGGTACTGCTACAGTCTATACACTAAATGCTGGTACTGATATGGACTTAGTTGGGACTTTCAATAAATTTGAAAGTCTACATATTAGTAGAGAACAATGGCACAAACTCTGCAATGAAACAGATCAACCATTGAGAGTTATTGAAATTCAATATGGCGAAAATTGCATTGAAGAGGACATTGAAAGAAAATGATTAATATACCAGTAAGTGTCGGTGAACTTGTAGATAAGATTACCATTCTTAAAATCAAACGATATCAAATCAAAGACGCAGATAAATTAGTTAATATTCACAAAGAACATGATGCATTGACTTCTTTAAATGAATATGTTACAATACAAAAAGATGTGTTAGAACATCAACATCAATTGATGGAAGTCAATTTGCGTTTATGGTTTCTTGAAGAAGACATTAGACATTACGAAAAAACTAACTCTTTTGAATCAGCATTTATTGATGTTGCAAGAAAGATATATAAAACAAACGATGAACGAAGCCGAATCAAAAAAGAAATAAATGTTCTTTGCAATTCGGAATTGATTGAAGAAAAATCTCATGGAGAATAATATGAAAAAACTACTTGAACTTGGCGATCACTATGTAAGCGACTTTATTAAAGATGACAGCGAAATGGCTGGACGTAAAAAGTACAGTCTTGATTTGTATCTTGATGAAGAGTTAGGCGCACCACGATTAAAAGATATTGCACCAGCATCTACAATGTGGGGTAAGTATTGGTATCGTAGTGCAATCAATACTAGCATGACACTTGAACTTCAAGGTATTGTTAAAGAAATCACATCCAGAGTTAAGTTGAAAGACGATGACATTTGGCTTGACATTGCATGTAACGATGGCACTCTATTGAAATCAGTACCAGACAATCTAAACAAAGTTGGTATTGATCCTTGCGATGATTCATTCTATGCAGAAAGCAGTAAAGTTGCTACTGTCGTACAAGATTACTTCAGCAAAGATGCGTGGAAGAGAACAAAGTTTGCAGATAAAAAAGCAAAAGTTATTACATGCATTGCAATGTTCTATGACTTAGACAATCCACATCCGTTTGTGCAAGACATGTATGATATTCTTGACGATGATGGCGTTGCTGTTCTTCAGATGAGTTATACGCCTTTGATGGTTAATCAGTTAGCGTTTGATAACATTTGTCACGAACACGTTTACTATTATGACTTAAAGAGTATCAGTAAGCTATTTGCTCAACATGGATTCAATCTTGTTGATTGCAGTTTGAATGATACGAATGGTGGTAGCTTCAGAGTTTACTTCCAAAAAGATACTGCAAACATTACAAGTTTTGGAACTTCTCCTTTGCGTGATGTGTGTAATTATCGTGTTGAATCAATTCTAAACTATGAGCATAATGTTTTAGATATTTCAAGCCCTTTAGTTTGGGATGCATTTAAAATTAGACTTGATGATTTGAGAACTGACGTTCTTACATTCATTGAAGAAGCAAAATCTTCAGGTAAGAGTGTTTATGGTTATGGCGCAAGTACTAAAGGCAATACTTTGCTACAGTACTTTAATTTAGATGGTACTCACATTGATGCTATTGCAGAACGTAGCCCATACAAGTTTGGTTATAAGACAATCGGAACAAACATTCCAATTATCAGCGAAGAAGAAATGCGTAAAGCAAATCCAGACTATGCTTTGGTTCTTCCATGGCACTTCATTAGCGAATTTCAAACAAGAGAAAAAGCATTCTTAGATGCGGGTGGATCATTTATTGTTCCATGCCCAATCTTTGAAATTATTTCAAAATGAATTTCACCAAGATCGTTTTCTTCAATCAATGGAGAAACGGCGACTGTTTCATAAACAAAGAATATGTTCGTGATATCATTAGCCGTTTCCCTAATGTTGAATTCTTATATGCACACAACAATCATACAAACATTGTAGAAGATTTAAATTGTAGGCATGTGACGCTTAACGACATTCCTGCTATTGGCACTTTTGTGCCTTTAGCAGTTTCACAAACTGAACCTAATACGTTGTACATTAATACTTGGGTTGGTTGTTGGATTGGTAAATACTTAGCAGAAAAAGATCATGCGAATTTTCATTGTCTTCATACGATGTGGAAAGAAATTTTCAATGCATTAGAAATTGAAATGAAAGGTGATTACTTCTTCTATCTACCAAAGATTGATTGGTATCGTTTTGATTTGAAAGAATGCGATTCATATCTGAGAACAATTGTTCCAAAGAATTTAATTCTCATTTGTAATGGCGTTCAGCAAAGCGAACAGAGTAGCATGGGTGATATGAAAAATATCATTGATTCGTTATCATCTAGTTTTCCAGATTATGCATTTCTAATCACACATGATATTGGCGTTACTAAAAATAACGTAAACTGTACCGATAGTATTTTTGGTTCTCCAACAGGAAATCTAAATCAGATTGGATACATCAGTCAGTTTGCCAAACTCATTGTTGGCAAGAATAGTGGTCCATTTACATATGCACACACTAAAACTAACATGAACAATCCAGAACAAACCTTCATGTGCTTTAGCCATAAGATGCGTGATTGCTTGATGGGTGAGGGTGACTATTTGACAAACTCGTATTTTAGTGATACAATAGATGATAACGTTGCAATTAGAATCATAACAGATTTAATTTTAAAACCTACATACATATCTAAAAGAAAACCTACAAAACATATAACATGAAAAAAATAATTATAGTGACTGGTGCGACTAAAGAATGCGGTATCTATCAGTATGCAGATTCTGTATATGAAATTCTTAAAACATCTAAACAATATGACTTTGAATTTTTAGCTACAGATTCAGATAGAGAATTTAATGATAGAGTAGCAGTTGTAGACCCATATGCTATCATATACAATCATCATCCATCTACATTGAATTGGCTAAACAATGGCATCACTAGACCGATTGCAAATTCGACAAAGACTAAACAATTAGCGATTGTTGGGCATGAACACGTTAATAAATTTACTGGAATCAATTCTTACATTTTTACTGATCCTAGAAAAGAAACATCAGGCGATGAGTATTCTGGCGTTCCTCCAATCACATACTATGATAATATTCAATATTCAAAACCCAATGATGTATTGAAGATTGGCACAAGTGGTATCAGTAATGTAACAAAGAATCTAGAACAAATCATTGGCTTAATAAATGAACAGTTTAACGAAGATGTTATTCTAAATCTTCACTTAGCAAATGGTGCTTATGTTGATCCATCTGGTGGGCTCTCAAATTCATTAGAACGTGCATGTAGAAAACTTGCTAAGAGTAATGTTCAAATTAATGTAACTCAAGAATTCTTCAATAAGAAAGATTTGATTACTTGGTTGAATCAAAACGACATTAATCTGTATTGGTATAAGACACCAAATGTTCCTGGCGTGAGTGGATCAGTAGATCGTGCGTTAGCATCAAAGAAACCTTTCGGCGTTAATGATTCTACATTCTTGTCGCACACACGTAGAGAGTTTAACGATTTGACAAAAACTTCAATCAAAGATATTGTTGCTGGTGGTATTGAACCATTTCAAGAATTTTATGACGTTTGGAATCCAAATAAATTATTGACATTGTACGAAGGATTATTAGACAAATGAAAACTGCATTAGTACTAGGCGCAGGTGGCTTCATTGGCGGTCACATGGTTAAGCGTTTAAAATCAGAAGGCTATTGGGTTCGTGGTGTAGATAAAAAATTACATGAACACGAATACAGTCACGCAGATGATTTTCAACTTGCAGATTTAACTTTACAGTCTGATGTAAGAAATGTTATTGACCAACAATTTGATGAAGTATATCAATTGGCGGCTGACATGGGTGGTGCAGGTTATATCAATACAAATCTCTATGATGCAGATGTAATGCATAATAGCGCCACGATTAATTTGAATGTGCTTCATAGATGTAAAGAAATGCAGATCAAAAAAGTATTCTTCAGCAGTAGCGCATGTGTATACAATGAAGAACTACAATCATCAAATGTAAATCCTGATTGCAGAGAATCAAGTGCATATCCAGCACATCCCGATTCTGAATATGGATGGGAGAAGTTATTCTCCGAAAGATTGTTTCATGCATACAATCGTCAACATGGTATGCAAAACAAAGTTGCTAGATTTCATAATATCTTTGGACCATATGGTACATGGGACGGAGGTAAAGAAAAGTTTCCGGCTGCCATTTGCAGAAAGATTGCAAAAGCGAATGATGGTGATGAAATTGAAATTTGGGGTGACGGCGAACAGACTAGAAGTTTTCTATACATTGATGATTGCATTGAAGGTGTTAGACACTTAATGAATAGTGAAACGTTTCATGGTCCAGTTAACATTGGTGCAGATCAAATGATTAGCATTAATGATACAGTTGATCTTGTTGCACAGATTGCAGGTAAAACAATTCGCAAGAAACACATTGATGGTCCAACAGGTGTGCGTGGACGTAACAGTAACAATGAGTTGATAGAAGAAAAATTGAATTGGCGCCCAAGTCAAAATCTGAAAGAAGGACTGAAAGAAACCTATCGGTGGATTAATTTTCATGTCAGAGGAAAATAATTCAGCAAAAGGCAGAGACAGTTTTGACGTAAAGATTGGAGAATTAGTTGTTCCATTCTTTAATCGGAATGTAAGCGAATATCCTACTGAGGCTGGAGGTCCAAAGTTTGATTTAGTTCCAGTAACTAAACAAAAAGATATTATGATTAACATTGCTAGGCTACACGCACAGCAAGAGTATGACAGAATCATGGACTTAGTTAACGTCCTACAAAAACAAGCAGAACAAATTAAAAGAAGATTAGAAGTTACCGATGCAGTTCATTCGGCAGAATATCAATTCATATTGAGTAATGGGCATTGCTATTGGTTAGTTTGGGACAATAGAAAAACAATTACACGATTGGTAGCAATGGGTCCAAATGACTGGAGTTGTGGGAAACCTATTGACTATGACTACATAACTAGAGTAAAATATCTAGGCGATCACACATGGATGGAAGTAAATGAAAATGGAGAAGCAATAAAATGAAACGTACTATATTATTTGTCACACAGACTTTAGGATTTAAAGCCGCTTGTGGTATTGGATTGATGGGAGATGTTACTGGTAAAGTATTACTTGAACATCCAGAATTTAATTTTAAGATGGTCTATGCAGACGATATGAATACAGTAGAAGATGCAGTTCTATCGTTAAGTCCTGAAGCAATCGTTTATAACTATGCACCAGGAACAACTCCATGGATGGATCATCCACATTTGAGAAATGTATTTCCACACATTAAACATCTACGAATCATGCATGACATGAGTCAATCAATTGCAGATTCATACTTGCCTAGACACAATCATGGTTGGGAATATATTATTGCAGATGATCCTAGCGTGAAAGAAACGCAATATGTATTTACAACAAATCGTTTGCTTCCAGGAAAACCAACAGTATCATATGTTGAGCCTGAGAAACCAATCATCGGATTTCAAGGATTTGGTCCACCACACAAAGGCATTGCTAGACTAGCGCACAAAGTACAAGAAGAATTTGATGAAGCAACATTGAGACTTCACATTCCTTTTGGGTTCTATGAAGATCAGATTCATGGGCGTAAAGGAAGTAATGCACTTGCAAGAGCGGAAGAAGTTAAACGCATTATTACAAAACCAGGAATTGATGTTATCATCACACATGATCTATTAGACACTCAAGAAATTATTAACTTGTTAGCGCAAAACACGATTAACTGTTACTTCTATGATTATCTAGATGGATGTGGACTCGCAAGTAGTCCAGACTATGCATTGGCAGCCGGTCGCCCTATTGCAGTAACACGCAGTCATCAGATGCGAAACTATTGGGACTTAGAACCTAGCGTTTTAATTGAAAATAGTAGCATCAGGGAAATCATTGCAAATGGTACTGCACCCCTAGAACCTCTGTATAGAGCATATAGCAAAGAAAGCGTTTGGCAAGACTATTCAAGAATTCTCAATAGATTACTAAATAACTAATCCACCTGTGGAAAAGAAAGGAAAATATGAGAGCATTATTGGCCGTAATATTTTTAGTACTATCATCAATCACACCTCTGTCACACGCATCATCAGTATTACCGACACTTAGAGAATTATCAGAGGCATCAACTGCACCAAAAGATTCAAGCAAATCAGACTTGTATTGGATGGCAATGAACATCTATCACGAAGCTGGCAATCAACCACTTATTGGCAAGATTGCAGTAGGCGTAGTGACATTAAACAGACTAAAGGATAAACGTTATCCTAAAAACATTCGTGATGTTGTCACGGAGCCACAACAGTTTTCTTGGTACAATACCAAACAAGCAAACACACCACCGGCTAACAACAGTCGTTGGAAAGAATCATACGAAGTTGCTAAACTTCTATTGACAAAAGCAATAGGTAGTGATATAATTAAACTCTTAGAAGGTGCTACACACTTTCATGCAATTGATGTTAAACCAGCATGGGTTAACAAAGTGCATAGAATTGCTCAAATTGAGGGGCATATTTTTTATAGATTGTAATTAAAGGAAATTTTGAAATGAATATTATGAAGACTGAAATTAAGATGAGAACGCATCAACGTAAGAATGGATATCCAGCTTACTACTATGCATCCGAAAGTGAAATGACTAATTTAAATTTTCGTACAGCAAAACCAGCAAAGGTGCAAACACAATTTGGCTACTACAAAAACGGTAGAATTACATCAGTACGATTCTATGAATCTTAAGATTTTGACTCAGAAAGAATTTGAATCTGAAATCAAGAAGATTCAATTTGATAGGCATCCAATTACAATGATTGATGCTATTCTTGAATACTGCACTATCAAAAACATTGAAGTTGAGACTGCGGCATCTTTAGTTACACCTCGTATGAAGTCTTCTATTGAAGGTGAAGCGATGAAGTTGAAGATGATTGCACCTAAAGCAAGATTACCTATTGAGGTGGATGATTGATGAAGATGGATGCTATAGACGCATACAAGGTTTACTTAGGAATTAAAAATCATTTTACGTTAGACAGTTACGATTGGTTTAAGTACAACAAGAAAGTCAATGTCACATACGATTCTTTTTTGAAACGTAAAGACAAAATCTTTTTTGCTAAACTTGGTAATCGTAAAGATGCTTACTTAGAAGAGTTTTTAGTTTCTAATTTTATGCACGACACAAAAATGTGGGTCGGAGAACTTCTGTCTGAAGAGTGTGAAGAACGCTACAAAGAATGGAAACGTAGACAAGAATCTTTGACGTATGTATTTAAGAATGAGATGGATTTTATCTCTGGTTGGACAGCAAC